ACGCGATGAACTTTTGGCGTACGAAAATAAGCCGCAGACAAAGGTTGACGACAAACTCAACCCGTTTCGTGGCGCTACTCCCGCTAAGGCCGCCGATGCCGCAGCTCTTGCTGTCGTAGCGGCCGGACAAGTTGATGCCACTCCGGGTGGCGCCCCTGCGCAGGCAGCGGCAACCCCGGACCCGATCGTAGACGACTCCCCTGTCGTTGACGAAGACGGGACACTCGGCGACCCGACCGAATCGGGTGAGGGGACTTCAACGGACGAAAATTCGGAGGAAGCGTCCACCTCCGCCGTCGATCCCGGCGATGAACCGGATCCCAACACGGACTTGACTGGGGAGCAGCCTGTCGAAGAGGAAGCAGCTGCGCCGCCGGCCCCGAAGAAAGGATCTGCCGCGGAACGCATTGTGGAAGCACTAGACCTTGCGGAAGGCTACAAGGTGTTTGGCAAGCACATGCAGGACCAGCTGAAGGAGGCGCTCGCCGAAAACGCGCGTCTTCGGAGTGGCGGCACTCCGACTCCCCCAGCCCCGGCTGCTGTTGCTCCTCCCGTTGTCGAAAAAGACGAACCGATGCCCGATATGAGCGATTCGGACGTTAACTACGACAGCGACAAATACCGTGAGAAGATGGCGAAATGGGTAAAGGCTCAGGGCCGAATTGAAGCTCGTCGCGCTTTGCGCGAAGAACAGGGTGTTAGCACAGCTGCCCGTGTATGGGAAACCGTAGAGGCGAAGTGCGAGGCATATGCCAAAGACCATCCCGACTTCAAGGACGTCGTAACCAATAACCCAGTGCTGGCTAAAAACCAGCTCGCTCCAGACGCTAGCTATGCGGTCTCTCAATCTGAGTACACCGCCGAGCTGCTGTATCGCTTCGGGCAGGATCCCGCGTTCGCCATTCGAGTGGCGCGCCAGAGTCCGGCCCAGCAGTTACTGACAGTCGGCAAAATGATTGCTCAGATCGAGATTGAGAAGTCAACGAAAGGAAAGACCGTGGCTCCCAAGGTACCAGCAAATCCACAGGGCGGTGCGAAACCCGCCCAACAGAAGTCCATCACCAAAGCGCCCCCACCCCCACGACCGACAGCGGGAGCGGGACGGCCGGCAGTACGAGACACCCTCGATCCTAGTATGTCGATGGATGATTTCGCGCGCCAGCACAGGGCGAGCAAAGAGTCAGCGCGCACGCAGAACAGAAAATTGCGTGGGCTGAACTAAAACAACTCGGAAGGGTTAAATGGCTAATTCACTCATCACGGCCCAGTGGGTCGCTCGTAAGGCGCTGGTATTGCTCCACGCCAAGAGCAACTTCACAGGTCGTTGCAATCGCGACTACCAGAGCTTGCTGCCGGGCCCGATCAACGGGGTCATTCTTGGTCAGCAGCTCTCGATCCGTCTGCCGTTCCAGTACATGCTTCGTACCGGACCTCAGATGAACGCCCAGAACTCGGTTCAGCGTTTTGCCACCCTGCTGGTCAATCAGCAGCTCGGCGTTGACATCAATTTCACGAGCATCGAGCGCGCGATGTTGCTGAACAACTTCGAGGAGCAGGTTCTTGAGCCTGCGATGGCGCGTCTCGCGGCTGGCGTGGAGAACTTCACGACTGGTCAGGTGAACAACGTTCCGAAGTTCACTGGCGCGACCTCAACCACAGCGACCTACGACCAGCTGCTGCAGAATGAGCAGTATCTGACGGAAGCGCTGGCGCCGGAGGATAATCGGCGTACGTTCACGGCGACCCCGCAGACTTCACGTTATTTCGTGAAGGACAACAAGGGTCTGTTCCAGCCTGAGAGCACGATCTCCGATCAGTGGCTTGAAGGCGTCATCTCCGACAAGGCGGCGGGCTATGTCTGCTTCCGTAACACGAAGCTGCCCACCCACGTCATCGGAACCTTCAGCGCCTCCTCGAACCCAAGCGTCTCCGGCGCTGGTCAGTCGAACCCCGGCGCTGGCAACGCGTTTGTCTCGACGTTCTCGCTGGTAACGACCGGCTGGAACGCGGGTGCCGACACGCTGAACGCTGGCGATGTGATCAGCATCGCGGGCGTCAACGAGGTTGACCCTGAGACGAAGGCGTCGCTCGGACGTCCGAAGCAGTTCGTTGTGACTGCCACCACGACTTCGGCTGGCGGCAACATGACGGTTCCGATCGCTCCCGGCATCATCACGGGCGGCTCGTACCAGAACGTGGACAACGTTCCGGGCAACGGCGCGCTCATTCAGGTGTTCGGTATCTCCGGTGCAGCCGCGAACTCGCCTCTGGCGAATATCAGCGGTGCCCTGATCAAGCAGTCGCTTGGCTGGTACCGTGACGCGATCGTGTTTGCCAACCCTCCGATGTTGGATCTCAGCCCACTCGTCAAGATGACGGCTGCGGAGTCCTTCGAGGGCTACAACATGCGCTTCGCGCAGCAATGGGATCCGTCGAACGACGTGCTCCCGGCCCGGCTCGATTCGATCGTGGGTGCGGTACTCAGCTATCCTGAGCTGGCCGTGCGTAACATCGAAGTCGCGAGCGCGAGCTAATCTGAACTAACCAAAGGAGAAAACTATGGCTAACGTTCAGGGCGGCTACGGCCACGGCGACGTGTTCGGCGTTCCGTTTGATTTCTACGCTGGTGCTACACTGGTAACCGGCAGCACGATCACCATGCAGACCAACCAGCTCGTCGTTAACCCGACGGGTACGTTGGCTGCGCTCACGGTGAACTTGCCGCTGAACCCGGTGGACGGTGCTTGCGCGGAGATCACTTCAACGGCAATTCTCACGTCTCTGACCATAAACGCGAACACAGGTGACTCGATCGTCAACGGCATCCTTGCCGCGGTGACTGGCCTCACGCCGGTTGCTTCGGCTGGTGCTGGCGGCGCGACGGCCACCATCAAGTACAAGTACACCCTCAACGGCTTCCAGCCGGCGTCGGGTGCCGCGGTCAACCCGCGTACTTGGGTCCGCGTTCAGTAAAGCAAAAAGGTACTCCAGCCCTCACCCTGCGAGTACCAGCATGGAGCATGACACCATGTACAAAAGCAAC